TCATTGAAACCAACAGTGAATGATTGCATTTTACCAAATTCGGTATTGAAAAAATCTTTCATAAGATTTGTCATAGTTTTCTCCTAAAAGCAAGATTAAAAATTGATACCCCGAAGGCGTATCGGTTGAGGTACTGGTTACGTTTTCCAGTGGCAATAACGTCTGCCCGTTTTACTAACGCTCCTAAGGTAGGTGGAGCACCTGTTTTCCCATCCCAAGGGACTGAGATTATAACAATATTTATATCAGTTGTCAACCATTATTCGGTTTTTTACCAATATTATACTTAGGTGTTAGCTGCCATTCATTCTTTTCCTTGTGTGACAATATTTTAATCTGTGACAAGAAAATTGGTGCAGGCACCTCGGTTTGTTTTTGATTGACCAACTTCACCAAACCCCAATCTTCCAATAGGTTTGCAATAGCATTCCTACGTGATAGGTCGTTTTCGGTAATGTCGGTTGGTTTGCCATCTAAGGCAAATAGTTCTTTGAAATGTACCACATAGTATTGTCCACGTTTGTGGAGTATGTGGCACGATTGGTACAATGTTTGGTCTTTCTTGGAGGCAACACCAATACGGGTCAGTGTCTCACGTACCTTTAGGAAATCATCTTTATCATCCAATGTCACTTCAACTAAGTCTTTAATGTCTATCATTATTCTTCACTCCGCCTGTATCTATTTTTGTTTTTATATCAGCGATTTGTTCATCGGTGAGGATACGTAGGGCCTCTTTGGCCTTGGAGTTTGAATAACCAAAATAGGTTTTCACACATTCAATATCCTTCTCAGAATCGGCCTTTTGCCACGGAACAAACTTCCGTTTCATAGGCCTGATACTATTTAGAAGATACTGGTATTGCATGTCTTTATCAATTCCTGGCCACATGTTCATGTCATTGACGTACAAGACACAATCTAAGTGGTTGGACAAAGACCTATTGATTAGGAAAGGTGCATAATCTTTGTAGTCCAATTCACCATCCGGCACCTTCTTTCGCAGGATGTAATCGGCATAGTCGAACGGACTCATTTGAATTCACATTCAACCATTAATTCTGTAAGGCAGGCAATCAAGTTGATTTCATGGTCTGCAACAAAGGCAGACTGATATTGGTACTTGGCCAAGATCAGAACCATCTGTGGTACAGAATTAGGTTTCAACTTCTCATACAAACCATCGTAGATGTTTCTAAAGATTCGTGTGATATCATTATCGAGGTTGTTCGTAACCCACTTACGACAAGAAGCAAAGTCCTTGTTCATAATAGAAGAAACCAGTTCACTCATCTGTACATCAGAAACAGAGGCCAGTATGCCTTTGTCAATTGTACCACTAACACCATAACGTTGTAGTTCATTCAGAACACGGCGATTATCTGGAAAGTGTTTGGTGATTACGGCAGCAACCACTTGTTTGTCATATGTAACACCCTCTTGTTCCAGAATCCATTCAACACGTTTGAAGAATGCCGCAGCCATCTTCTGTTTACTGCCATTGATTTTAAAGTCAACAACACTACAACGTGAGTGAATAGGATCAATGATCCTGTTCTTAAAGTTACATGTAAAGATGAACGAACAGTTGGATGAGAACTCCTCGATTGCACCACGCATGGCAGGTTGAGTTGAATTTGGATTTAGATAGTCCGCTTCGTCAATAATGACAACCTTGCGGCCGCCTGATAGGGACATAGATGATGCATAATTTTTGATTTTGTTCCGTAGAACATCAATACCCGATTCGTCTGAACCGTTAATCAGAATGTAATCGCAACCGACTTCTTCACAGAGAGCCTTTGCGATTGTTGTTTTACCAACACCAGCAGAACCAGCCAATAAGAGATTGGGAATCTCTTTTCGGTTTACATACTCCTGAAATGTTGCCTTGATACCATCAGGAAGAATACATTCTTCAATGGTTTTAGGACGATACTTCTCCACCCACAAAATGTGTTGTGACATTCAAATACTCCATAATATAAAAAATCAATTTAGGCCGGGAAAGGCCAGTTCAGGTCGGCTTCAAGTTCTTTGACTCGGCCTTCTAATACAGAAATCGTGGTGTTAAAATGACCCGTTCCTTCTTCATTGGGATTATAACGAGTTTTCAAAACTTGAATTTCTTTTCTCAATACAGCAATGTATTGAGTCTTATCGGTCCACATTCTAATTTCACCCATCATTTCACCTCATTCATAGATTCAAATAGAGCTTCAAACTCTTTCGATTCAGCAACTTCAGTTTGAAAAGAATTTTTGAATTGTGTTTTCGCCATACGTTTCACAATCTTCTTAGGGATTTTTAATTCATCATTGGCAAAATCTACAATATCTTTCATCGCTTCATTGTTTCCTTGGTTCTTGTTCATGTGTAGAACCAGTTCATCAATATAACCTTTGAGTTTTTTTAATTGTTCTTCATCAAAAGAACCAAACAATGTATTTACTTTAGTCATGTTATCCTCCGAAACTTAGGTCGGATTCTTTTGCTTCAATGGCAATCCAGTATTCCATATCTTCTTTAGAATTTTTAAAGTAAGAAAGTCCTTTAGAAGAAATTTGTACTTCATATGTACCTGAAATCATTTTAAAGTTTTCTGTCAGAAACAAGGCCTTGAATTTCTTACCATTACCATCGGCAATCTCAGTTGAATCTGTGTGTGCAGAGTTATCTTTTGCATCACAGGTTGTAATGGAAATCTTATCACCATCAGACATGATGGCAATGTTTGGTGATTGTAGAATACTTGCAGTCTTTAGAATAGAGGCAAGTTCTTCTTCTTTCAATGTAAAGGAAACATCAATAGAGGGCAGCGTCAACTCTTTATCTGGAGGAGTTACAATCATGCTCTTTGCGGTCTTGCGATAGTTTAGTTTCTTACGACCAACTTTGAAGATAACATGCTTGTCATCAAAATCAATCTCACCATCTTTGTACAGTGATTGTACGGACAAGAACTGGTTCAAGTCATAGATACAGAAGTCCTGTGGGAATTCATCTTTAACTCCTGCTTTGGCCAATACGGTCTTTGTTGCAGAAATAGTTGTCAATTTCTTGCCGGTCTTAAACTCAATGCCAGGATTAATGTTGGCAAAGTTTTTAAGAACCGTCAAGGTCTCATTAGATAATTTCATTTGTTTTCCTCATTATAAAAATCACATGAATACATTATATCATGTTCATACAAAAACATCAAGCAGCACATTGCATGGGCCAGGTGGTGTTTACCAGATTCTGGATCAAGGATTTCACCTTTCTTCCATGCCCATAAATGCCGTTGAAGTGCATCATAGTACCTGCGTTTAGAATCAGGTACATGTTTCCAATTATCTCTCTCATACTTTTGAGCACCAAATGTCAATACATCAACGGTGGCCTCAAGAGCAAGAGGTGGCAACAAACCATATTCTAGTTTGTCGCCGTCAAATTTACGACCACCTTTAGTGGCCCATTGTGATGCTTTGACTACATCGTCAGTCATTACATTTCTCCAACGAAGTTGGCGACTGCTGGCATATCACCACGGAAGTGATAGGTACCAATGTGGTCTGCTCGCATCCAAGGACACAACCAAATCTGTCCACCGATCTTACGCCACAATTGACAGAACATATAATCTTCCGACAAGTAACGGTCTGAACCACCACCTGTTGGAGAATCAATAGTATCAATCAGTGTATCGAAGTATGCATGAATGTAACGTGAACCATCAAAGTTGGCTTGGCCAACGTGGTCTGGTTTATAACGCAAATGTGGAAATGCTTCTGCAAATTTAGGGAACACTTCACGTTTTACCATCATAAAACCAGTTCCAATTTCCAGCACTTCAAGTGGATCAGAAACACTAAACTTATCCGTACCACGTACAGGATTAAAAACATAATCACCAGTAACTTTTTCTAAGTCAGCAATTGCAATATCTGGATTTTTAGACATGGCTTTCTTAACAGATGACCACTTGATGGCCTTCTTAGGATAAGGGCCGCCAATAACATCTCTATCTAATGCTAACAATGCAACAACATCTTGTGGATTAAAATGTACGTCAGCATCAATAAACAACATGTGTGTACAATCTGAACGGT